GCTAGTAGGTGGAGTGTGGTATAGTGTTTATGGACACGATATGCGCACAGAACCACGACTGGTTAGCTTCACTAATCGCAGTCATGCAATGCGAGATAGATTGTGGATTTTAGCCTCAACTGGATTTATTATGTTACTTGAGACTGCGGAGGCGCATAGTGTGGGGGATGATGGTTTTGTTGAGAAGATAGTAGTAGATGCTGTCAATCAATATATACTATCTCTCTTTTCACTGTTTTGCTCATTGTGTCTGATTTTGTTATTTTCTACATCTTGTTTCGTGGCATATAAATACGTTGATAAGCGTATGGAGATTGTCATGGAGCAAGCAAAGATTAGCTTAGCAGCAGCACAAGCTGCTGCTGTAGCAATTGAGAATGTATCAACTTCAGTACGCAATGAAATAGCAGGTGTGTCAATGTCAGTGCAAAATACTGCTGCTGCCACATCGCATGCTATCCTGGAGTTGTCACTTGGTTTACAAAATACAGCCAGTGCAACTTCAGCTGCAGTCTCTGAGTTATCTGCTAAGGTGCAAGAGGTCACAGCTTCTACAACTGTGACTATGAATAAAATCACTGAGGAAGTCACAGACTCTTCACAAGCTATTCAACAAGCTGCAAATCAAGCCACTTATTTGGGGCAACGCTTAATGCCACTGTTGTGGATTTGCGTGCTGCTGCTGAACCTATGTTGGTTAATGCAAATCAAGCTGTTGTCGATGCTAGTGAGGCAGGTAGATGGATCAGTGGTTGTTTTATATTCTCAACATGGTATACAGTCACCGTGTGTGTTATTGCCCTTGGTAGGTCACTCTATGTTCGTTTTCAGACAAAGAAGAAAGAAAGTGGGAAGCTAGCTAATCGCAGCTTCTTTATTTACTTTGATGCTATTTTAGCAGCAATGGTTATTCCATTAGTTGCTGTAGATGGTGCCAAAGGTGCTTTTTCTATCTGGAGATCGTTCAAATCTGTTGGTCAAGTCGTTAAAGACATATGCAATGGCCTGTCTTTGTATGCGCAATTTGCTGGTAGTCCAGATGCTCCTTTAACGGGCATGGAGTTTGTTCAAGAAGTTGAACTAGCTGTGGATCAAATTAGTGAAAGGGCAGAACAGAAACAGGCTGGTAGACATATGGATGAAGAATCAAAATCTGAAGAAGATGGTTCTCCTTTTACTGATTTGATGGATGGTGAAAATGTTGAATTTGATTCAGAATCTATTCCTGACTTGATTCCTGTTGCAGCCCCTGTTGCACCGCGAGGTATGCAATGGAAACCTGAGTATGCTGAGATAAAAATTCAGTGTCCGATTTGTCCTCCTGGAGCGGAAGGCCGTCTTGCAGACCATAGACATGGTTGTGCTTGGCAGGCTTTTATTCCTAATGATAGACCGGCAAATGAGTTTCATCGCGGCATGAGAAAGATTTGGCAGGAACAGGTTGATCAACAACATCTTCAGCGTCTTGCAACGGAAATTCGAGCTAAACCTTGGATTATGCCTGTGGTCATTTTTCTTTTGCTTGCGTTGGCTATAGCTATTCATAGAATAGTTAATAAAAAGCCAACAATAACAAAAGCAGAAATGGTGATGTTAGATAGGCTAAAGATGTTACAGGAGAAGTATCTTAGGGAAAGAGGTAAGTCTGGTAAGAGTAAAGCGTTAGGCACGAGAGTGAGTAAACGCAAGAAAAACTGGACTCCTTCTTCAACGGATGCATCTGTATCAGAAATTAGTGAAGATGAAGGCGTATTTTACACCGACGAGCTTGGTAATCAGGGTCGTCGTGCAGGAAAACGCGCAGCTAGGACAGCAAAAAGAGCTATGGAGCAGAGATACGGTAAGTATCAGAAAGAAAAGGGAACTTTTCCTGATGATGTTGAATCTGTGTTTTTGTATCTTATTGGTTCTGATGGTGTTATTCATTATTTCACTAGATTAGCCCATGATGACATAGAACGCCTAAATAAACGGAAGAATACTGAGAATGTGTTGCTGGAGAGTGGTGATCACTTTTTAACTACTGATGAAGTTATTAAGAAGAGAATACAACTTTCAGCTAAGGAGAGTGAAATGGTTGAGAAGAAAAATCAGCCAAAGGAAAGTGCAGTTATTGCACAGACTAATTCGCTTAATAAACATATCTCATGTAGAAACTGTTTAGGTGTTGGCCATTATGCATCTCGTTGCCCAGCAGCTAGATGCTATCGTTGCAAAGTTCGTGGTCACACGAAATCTGCATGCGTGGAAAAATGTCCAGTTTGTGGTATTGTTGACTTCTGTACATGTGATATACCTTATAAACCAATTGTTGCACGGGCAAGTGTTAAGAAAGAATCAGTTATTGCTGATCCATCTTCAACATCTGCAATTGTTGCACAAGCAATTGTTAAGAAGGAATCCATGTTATTGAAAGGTTCTAGATTAGAACCTGTCAATATTGCAAAGAAGATTTGTATTTTTGTCCAACGAGGTGTCGAAGAATCTGATTTTGTGAACGCAACTTTTACATGTAATGGAATTGTTGTGTCTGAGCATATTTTTCGATTAGATGCTGATTCTGATGGTCCTTTGGATGTAATGGAATGTGATGTTTACTGGTTTAATAATGGCACAGAAAATCATGTGGTTGTGAAAGCTACAGATGGTGTCAAAATTGGTAATGATCTATTATTCTATAAACGTCCTGGTGCTTTTCAGGCAGCACCCATGCTTACTGTTGCTAAGAAAATTTTGACTATGGGTGATGAGGTATATAACGTATCTTATCCCACATTGTCACATGCACGTCAAGGTAACTTTTCAGTTGCTAAAGGCCGAACACTTAAAATCTATGCTAAGAGTGGTTCAGAAATGGCTGAGTACGATATCTCCACTATGGGAGGTATGTGCTCTAGTCCTGTTCTTAACTCCCTTGGTCAACTAGTTGGTTTTCATAATGCTGGTGGTCAAGGTGCAAATAGATTCATTCCCATTACTGAAGGTATCGCTATGATGCTCACTGGAAACCAGGTTTTTCAGGGGGCCCTCCCCCAACACTCTTAGAACTTGAATCTTGGTACCAAAAGTACTTTGATCAGCAAGTTTTATTGAGTGAGGGGATTGTGGAGGGTGTCTCGCGTAGAGACTATTTACAGTGGTTTAATAAAGGTAATGTGGATTATGTGGGGAAAGCTAAAAGAGCAAGTGGTTATAAGTTTCGGGAGGCTCAAAACCTCTCGTTTCTTCGTTACTGTGAGGAGAAAGGAATAGAGGTTCCAACTAAGTTTCGGATGGTGGAGGCTAGTCGTTATGCGAGTTTTAAGTCGGTCAGTAAATATGATAGACCTCAACCAAATTACGATGAACCTGCCATGGCCGTTGCTGGTGATTGGAGTCTTGAACACCATTTTCCTCATATGTGCAATACTAGGGTTATGTCGCAAGAGGAAGTAGTTCCAGAAATGGATATGAATACTTCTTGTGGCTGGCCTTGGAATATTTTCTATCGCAACAAACGCAACTTTTTCGCTGATTTAAGCATGTCAAGAGTAGTAAAAGACTTTTGGGATGCAATTGGTGAGAAAGTGTGTTTGGTGTGGCCAGTTTGGACAGTCTCACAGAAGATTGAGTTGCGTAATGTGGTAAAATTGGAGGACTATGACGTTCGTACGTTTACGGCCTCTCCAGTGGAGCACACTACATCATTAAATCGTATGTGTTTAGACTATAATACTAAATTTTATGCAGCAGGAGTGGCTGACGTCATCTGGAGTTTTGTGGGTAGGACGAAGTTTTTGTGTGGATGGGATAGCTTGTATCGCAGGCTTAACAAACACCCAAATGCTTTTGAGCTTGATGAATCTCAGTATGACGCCTCTCTATTTGCTGATTTATTATGGGGTGAGATGGAGGATCGATGGACCTGTCTTCGGGCAGAGGATCGAACTCCCTCTAATCGTTTTCGCATGATACATTTATACGGTTCCATTATAGAAACGTTGATGGTGTGTGAGAACGGTGATCTAGTGTGGAAACACACAGGTAATCCAAGTGGTTCGGGCAATACTATTGTGGATAATACAAAGATTTTGTATCGTCTATTTGCATATGCCTGGATCAAATTAGCTAAAGAAGTAGGTCGTCCTACGTCACGCGCTGATTTTGAAGCCAATGTTGAAGCTGCATTGAATGGAGATGATAATACATACACAGTTTCTGATGAATGTGTAGGTTGGTTCAATCCCATCAATATAGCTCGCGTTTGGAACGAAGTTGGTGTGAGGACTAAGACACCGTGTGAAGCACCGAGAAAACTTGAAGACACATCGTTTTTAAGTCAATCGTTTGCATGGCATGATACTCTCGGGTTGTGGTTGCCTAGTCCTGATAAGATTAAGGTTTTGTCATCGCTTATGTGGGGTTCTACTATTGATGATGTACGTTGGCATTATTTGCGAGCTTGTGCATTGAGACTGGATTCTTATGGAAATGAAGAGATTCGTGGTATAATTCAAGGTTATATTGCTTTTCTTAATTCAGAGTACTATGATAGGTTGCATGGGTCTGTTCAGATCAATGATCAGTCTGTCCCAGTTTCAATGGACCAAATTCGACGCTGTTGGAAATCAGATGGTTGGATTGAAGGCTTGTATAGTGGTAAAGAGAAGAGTTTAATCTTAGAGAGAAGCAAAGAGAGTGAGCGTATACATTCACTACTTTGTTTAGAGGATGAGTTGGGAGGTACTATAATACGAAGCCCAATAAATCTGACTCCCTTTGAATTTTCTTCTTCAACTTTCCACAAACAATCAGGCAAGATGCCACCAAAACAAACTAACCAACCAAAACAAAAGCAAGTCTCTAAGGCCGAACTTGCTGCTCGCGCTGCTCAGTCAGCGAGGGATAAAGAGGTCCATAAACAAGGATTGGAGCGTAGCAAAGCGAAAGCTGAGACTCGAATGGTGCAGGCAGCTGCAACTTCGACCTCAGTTAAGCCTGCTCGTTTCTTTGCTGCTAGTGAATCTGGTGTTGTTAGTCAAGGACGACAGGGTAAAGCAGCAGGTTCTAACATGAATGATGTTAAGCACGAGAGTGTCAGAAATGACACTGTTGCACGTTCCATCTATAAAGCAATGAAGTTTCCGACCTTTCCGCCTTTGGGTATTGGGTTTGGAAATTCCAGGGCTGTAAAAACTTTATGTTATAGAACTATTTTGCTTTCTCCTTTGCAAGTTGGAGCTGCAATAGCTGCACCTACAAAAATGTGGTGTCAGTCTATTATTGCTATGCCAACTCTAACTAGCAATTTGTTCGCTTTAAATACTGCACCTAATACAATTACTACAGCATTTTCTCCGACTCTCTTTACAACAAATTCATTTTATCAGGGTTCTGCAATTGTTGCTCGTGCTACTACTGCTCGTATTCTGACAAATGTGTTGGAGTATGAGATTACATTTCCGTCAAATGTTCCAATGCCTGAAATCAGTGTGTCTGGTATTCCATATGAGAATGCAGCTGCTTTCTGGTCTAATTGGTCGCTTGATAATTTGATTTCTGGTCAAATGGGAAATAAATTGCAGTCGGGTATGAAAACAATAACTGGTAGGATTACGGGTCTTCCAGTTAACAACAAAGCTTATGATGATTATTCGTCAATTGCCACAGGTGCTGCAGTCAATGATGGTTTCACAATCCCACGATTGGATATCGTCTGGACAGCTCTTGGTACATCTAGCTCTGTTGCTGATCAAATCAGCATTCGAGTTCAGCAGTATTCTTGGGTTGAGTGGCTGCCACGGCCAGTGGGTACTGCGACAGAGGCTTTAGATGATACGATTGAAGTTGAAC